GATTGGGCGAATTTGAAGCGTGGCCATACGCCAATTGAGTTTAGGGCATTTGGTTACGACCAAAACGCAAACGAATGTATCCTTACAATCAAACCATATTCAACGGGTTCTTTTTACTTCGCACCCGTGGATTACCAAGGAGGTACGCAATATGCCAACTTGGAAGCGGAGATTTCCAATTTCCACATCAACAACATCATGAATGGTTTGGCACCTTCAATGTTGATTAACTTCAATAACGGGCAACCACCCGCAGAGGTAAAAGATACAGTTGAAGCCCAAATCAAACAAAAGTTTGGTGGTTCATCCAATGCAGGTCGGTTTATTATTTCATGGAACGATGGTCAAGATTCCAAAGCGGATATCACACCCGTTCAATTGAGTGATGCCCACAACCAATATCAATTTTTGAGTGGTGAAGCCATGCAAAAAATCATGGTATCGCACCGAGTTGTTTCACCAATGTTGTTAGGAATTAAAGACAATAGTGGATTCGGTAACAATGCCGAGGAAATGAAAACCGCATCAATCTTGTTTGACAATGTTGTTGTACGACCATTCCAACGATTGATTATTGATGCAGTAACCCAGGTATTGAACTTCAATGGGTACAATTTGAATCTTTATTTCAAAACCTTACAACCCCTTGAATTCACCGATTTGAGTGGCAACATCATTGATGATGAAACCCGTGAAGAAGAAACGGGCGTATCATTGTCATCCGAAAAAAAAAAGATTGAATTGGTAAAGCCCAATGCGGGTGAATCCAAAGATGATTTTTTAGGGCGTTGCATTCCGATTGTAGTTCGTGAGGGCAAAGACACCGACCAAGCCACGGCAATTTGTTATTCTTATTTTGAAGGTAAAACGGAATTAGCCAGTTACACTGATTATCCCGATGGGGCGGTGAGCAATGCCAAGAAAGCATTGGAATGGGCTGAAAAGAATGGTTGGGGAGATTGTGGCACACCCGTTGGGAAAGCCCGTGCAAACCAATTGGCAAATCGTGAACCCATTTCCCGTGATACCATTGCAAGGATGGCAGCGTTTCGCAGACATCAAGAAAACAAAGACACCCCATATTCGGAAGGATGTGGCGGGTTGATGTGGGATGCATGGGGCGGTGATGCGGGGATCCGATGGGCTGAAAGCAAATTAAAAGAAATTGATTTGGCCAAGGATATGACCATCGAGGATGAAAATTCGTGGTTGGAACATTTGAAAGGCAAGGGCGAAACAATTAACACGGATGAGTGGGAACTTATTGATGTTACGGAAGTTACCGATGCCGATGAAGAATTAAAATTTAACCTTGCGTATGAAAACCCCAATAAAAAAAGTGATGACGATAAAGGGGTGTACAAAATCCGTTATCGGTACGGCCCTAATTTCGTATCCAACAATTCAAGGCAGTTTTGTACTGCAATGGTTCAAGAATCCAAAGGCGGAGTGATTTATCGCCGTGAAGATATTATCGCCATGGGTGATGCGGGTGTGAACGGACAATTCGCACCACAAGGTGAATCGACCTATTCAATTTGGAAATACAAAGGCGGGGTTAATTGCCACCACCGATGGGAACGATTGACATTCAAACGCAAACAAGTCAAAGGAAAGTTTTTACCAAAACAACCCGATGAAACGGGTGATAATAGAAACTTGGAAAACTACAAAGAGGTTTCAAACAAATCAGCAAACGCGGCGGGTGTACCATTTTCACCAAGCGGGTGGGATACCGCCAAAACAAGGCCCATTGATATGCCAAACAAAGGATCATTAAAGAACAAATAAGATGTACGCAAACGATGATATTCTATTAATCGACAAAGAGTTGATTTTTAAGTATACCCAATTGGGTGGTAATGTGGATGTAGACAAAATCTACCCATTCGTGAAAATCGCCCAAGATATTCAAGTTCAAGAATTGTTGGGAACAAAATTGTATCGGTACATTTTAACCCAGGTTGAAGCGGGTACATTGACGGGTAATTACCAAACCTTGGTTTCACACTATGTACAACCGATGTTGATTCATTATGCCATGGCCGATTTGTTATTGTTTCATGGTTATGAGGTAACCAATGCGGGTATATTGCGTAACTCACCCGAAAACACCACATTGCCCGATAAAAGCGAATTGGATTCATTGGTTCAACGCCAAAGAAACATCGCCGAAACTTATCGCCGTAGGGTTGTGGATTATTTGAGTTACTACCCACAATTATTTTCACAGTATACCGAAAACCAAGAAGCGGGGGAATACCCAAACACGAACCCATCCAACTATGTTTCATGGAATTTGTAAAAAAGACATACAAGCCCAAGGATGAAAAGGTTAAGAAATTGACCAAATACTTCACGGAATTGAAAATCGTGAAACCCGCCAATTGTGATTTGTTTACCAAGGCGACTATCATATTGGTGATGTTGACGGGGTGTTCTGCGCAGTATCATTTGAAACAAGCCATCAAGAAATGCCCAGAGATGGCACAAATAAGTGTGTATGGCATTGATACCATCTTTGTACGCGATTCCGTGACCATTACGGACACTTTCAACACAAAAACGATTGATACCCTTACAATTGAAAAAGATGGCGTTAAAACGATTGTATACCGCAATCACGATGTGATAAGAATTAAGACAGTTGTAAAGGCCGATACCATCCGATTCACCAAGACAATCACATTACCACCACAAATCCAATACAAAGAACGAATCAGTTTGCCCCAAATGGTGGGTGTTGGTTTGGCATTGTTATTGGCATTTTTATTTTTGATACTTTTAATTACAAGAAAATGAGCAATTGGAATAACCCCAACAACCCCAACAACACCCAAAACGGATGGAAAACACCATCACGGAGTTCACCACAAGGCGGTGGAACACGGGCGTGTTTATGCAAAGACAAAAACACTTATTCAAAAAAGTGTTGCGATGGCACATTGTGGGCGCAAGGTGTGGGCAATGTATCGCGTAACCCCTAACAAAAAACATTAAAATCGTTTTATCAATATGAGCATTTCAGCATCAGCATTTTCGGCGGGATACACGGGGTGTACAGTCGTTTCAAATACAAGCGCAAAAACGGGGCAATTCCGTGGTTTTGTGGTAAATTTTGATTGTGTAGTTTCGGCTTGTTTGGATAAGGATGGCAATTCATTGATGACATCGTTGGGATTAACAAGCAATACAATTAACCAAGGGGCATTCATTTGTGTTGCGGATGGTGATTACATTTCATCCATCACATTGGCAAGTGGATCAATTATCCTTTATACAATCTAATCATGTGGGTTGGTATTGGCGTAGGCGTAGGCCGACAGAGATTCGCACAATCATCACCTGATTTTGCAAATCAACAATGGCAACTTATTGTAGAACAATGGCAATCAATTAACGAACTTTGGAATTCATAAAAATATGGGAACTTCTTTAACGGGTTTAACACCCGCAACAACTTACGACGCCTTGATTAAGGTAGGCGATAACGGTCCGTTAAGTGCAACGGCAAAATATCTATCCGATGGATTGGGCAATGATTCGGTTCTTGCTTTGTCAACGGGCTTTGTTGGAATCGGAACGACTTCTGCGGTTGGTAGCCGAATGGAATTAGCCATTGGCGGAAATGCCGCGGGAAGTGCTATTCAATTAGGGCGAGGCGGAACCAATAAGGCAACCATTCAATTGGATTCGGGAGACGTTTTGTCTATTGAGAACAATGGTGCATTTCCTATTTCTTTTGCTACAAACGCAGCCGAGCGTATGCGTATCACCTCCGCTGGAAACGTAGGTATAGGCACGAGTTCGCCTTCAACTACCCTGCACCTTGACGCTTCGGGTGGTGCTACCATTCGCCTTCAGCGCACTTCATCAAGTGCTAACCGATTTGATGTAGGCACGGACGGAACCAATATGGAGTTCAATGTGCGTGATACGGGTAACTTTACTTTTGGTGGTACGGGGTCTTACCTTCGTTTAGCAAGTGGCACAGGCGGAATCCAATTCAACGGCGACACCGCAGCCGCAAACGCCCTTGATGATTACGAGGAGGGGACTTTTACGCCTGCTATGGATTTTGGTGGTGGTTCTGTTGGAGTAACTTATTTTGATAGACAAGGTAACTATACAAAAATTGGAAGACAAGTAACTTGCACAATTTATTTAGCACTTACTTCCAAAGGGAGTAGTACTGGTACTGCGTCAATAACTAATTTGCCATTTACATCATCAAATCTAAATAGGGGTATGGCTTCAGTTGGTTCTATTCGTTTTGATAATATCACATATACTGGTATGCTCATTATAAATTTATCGCAAAATAGTCAATCAATTAGTTTTCTACAAACAACAGAAGCAGGTTCTGATTCATTATTAACTGATACAAATTTTAATGGTTCAAGTGAAATGACGGTGACGATAACATATTTTGTATAATCTTAAAAAATAAAAATCATGATAGAAGAAATAGTTTACATCAGTGCTTTCAATGTAAAAGCCGATGGTTCGATTGAAGTTCGTAAAACTACGGATGTTGTAAAAGATGGCGTTGTAATCGCATCGTCTTATTGGCGTGGTGTGTTGGCGGTAAACGACCCAACTGCGGATGAAGTTTTGGGCGTGGATACTTACTACGCAAACATCGCTTCATACACTTGGAGTATTGCACCCGCACCCGTTGTAAGCGAAGAACCCGCAACCGAAGAAGCATAATGGAACATTTGCAACAACGATTAGAGCAACTCCAACAACAACAAGCCAGTTTGTTGATGCAACTTGATGAAATCAAGGTTCTTATCAATGCGTATGAAAATACATTGAAGGAAAAGGAATAATGGCTACGCCCAAGAATGCTTTGCCCGTCAATTTTGACCAATTTCGTAAGAACCCAGTTGCTGCCGTTGCTTTTTGTATGCTGTTGGCTGTGGGGTATCTTTATATTGATTTGCGTTCGGGGTACAAAGAACAAATTGAAAAGGCCAATGCAAAGATTGAGGCGTTGGATATCAAGATTGACAAATTGAGTTATGCCCTTAAAAAGTCGGATTCGTGTTTGGCAAGTGCCATGACAGAGATCCGTATAATGCAAACGATGAAAAAACTATGAAAAACGCATTGATTATTTTCACGGCCCTATTTATGACGGGATATTTGTTCACAAGCGTAAACGCAAAACAAAGCCCTACAATTGACGAAATTGATGCGTTGCTTACCAAGGTATCAAAAAACATTGAAAGTGCGGGAGAATGCACGAAAATGGCTCAAACGATGAATGCAAAGATGGTTGAATCAAAGGTTGCGGAAAAGGAAGCGTTGAAAAAGGAAGTGGCCCAGGCGGAAGCCAAGGCGGAAAAGTATGCAAACACCATGATTTTCATGGGCATTGATACGGCGGACATAGACACGGCATCCATTTCAAACATGATTAAATTAAACGGGTTGTAATGGCAAAGGTTTCCAACACATCAACATTCCGTGCCAAGCCCAAACGCAAATTGGGAAGGCATACCAAGTCAGTTAACAAACACAAATCATCCAAACCATATAACAAACAAGGCCGATGAATTTCGATAAGTTCAAAACAAACACAACGGGGATTATCGCCATTCTCATTTTGGGGTTGAGTTATGCCATTTTGTTTTCAATCATCTTTTGGGATTTCCCAACGGATCAAAAAGACATTTATTTCACCATTGCGGGTGGGGTTACTTCCATCGTAACAATGGTTGTATCATTCTATTTTGGGGCAAGTAAAAATCAAAACGATGAAAATTAAACAAGTACCATTTAGGGCATACAACCGCGAAGCGGTGAAGAAAACCCAGGTGTATTTGCACCACACGGCGGGAAACGGAAGCGGTGAACAAACATTCGCGTATTGGGAAAAGGTAGCCAACAAGGTTTCAACTTGTGTTGCCATCTCAACCGATGGAACAATTGTACAAGGATTTGGCAGTGAGTATTGGGCGTATCATTTGGGATTGGGAACAAAGCATTTTCAACCTTTGGGATGTCCTTATTTGCCATTGGATAAAACATCAATTGGAATTGAGGTTTGCAATTGGGGGCCAATCACCAAAAAGGGAACGAAGTTTTACAATTATGTGGGTGGTGAAATACCAGCCGACCAAGTAACGGAATTGGAAAAACCATACAAAGGATACAAGTTATGGCATTCATACACGGATGAACAAATCGCATCCATCAAGGATTTGTT